AGAACATCTTCAGATTTTCTAACATTTCCGTTATTGTCTTTAACTGCTATGTTATATTGTTTCAATACTCCCCTCAATTCACCTTGACCTTGAGCAGCTTCAGCCAATCTTCTTGTAAATCTTTGCATACCCATATCAAGTGCATTTTGAGATACACCTGCCAAATCAGCCGCAAATCTCAATTCTTGTAGTGCATCTGTTGTGATACCAAGTTTATCGGCTGTCTTTGCAATAGAGTCTGCAAGATCTACATTACGCTTTATTAGATATCCTATTCCACCCGCAGCAGCTAATCCTACCATTGCAGTTTTTACACTGAATAGACTTTTACCAAATGCGGCTGCTCTTTTAGTTACATTGTCAAGAGACCTCTCAGTATTTTTTGAAAATTTCTTTACTTTGTCTGACCCTTTATCCCTTACGGATAAGGTCATGTCTATAACTTTTCCCATGTATTAGGTTTCCTCTTTTCTAACAGTATTAATTGCAGTTTTTAGAAATGTTATTATCTTTTGAACTATGGTATTTCTTTCTTCAATTGAAATATCTTCGGTATCAAATGCAAATCTAATCCCTTCTGCTGATATGCCACCATTTCCATCAATCATTATGTCTTGATATTTCTCAATAAGATGGTATGGAACAACATTCTCTATTAATAAATTAACCTTCCCGCATTGCTTGCAGTTTGGTTTTCTTTTTGTAGGATCTTTTCTCTTGTTGTGTATTTCTAAACACTCATTACAATCAGGTCTAGATTTCCTATACAACCATTCTGCAAGCTGAATTAGTTTTTTGATTCTGTTACTATGCCTTCATTTAATTTTTCTACTTCTTGTCCAATGAATATTATTATTTCCTCAGAGTTATCATAAACACATTTTTTGTTTTCTTCATTACACTTTAATGGTTTATCATTTTCATCTACTAATCCCTTCCAATTTTCTACACAGTGGTTGAATCTTAACCATCCATATTCCGCAACTTTAATTGGATTTAATGATATTAATGCACCAGCTGAATTTGCATATGGGCGGATTAAGAACTTCATATCTTTGTAATCCACCCATCTTGACTTTGTACCGGATTTATTAAATTTCATTTTAGAACCTCCCTACAATGATCTTAACTAGTCCTGGTGACTGGACCATAGCTTTCATAATTACAAGTAAAACTTATAAGTCCTGACAAATCTGGATTGAATGAGAATTCTGACAATACAAAGTGAGCATCAGACTGTACTCCAGTGGCACTTGTGTAGTAGTAAGTTGCATCTTCATAGATTCTAAAATCATCAACTCTCAAGAAATCACCATCAGCACAAACACCGGAAGTGGCAGTTGTTGCAATAAATAATGCTCTTATCTGAGCTTGTTTTCCGTCATCTGGATCAAGGTGCCCTTCAATGGAACCTGACATACTTCTACCTACAACAATCGGCTTTGCCCACTCATCACCATAATGTCTCCCATCAACAGTTTCAGTTGATATTGTAGGTGAACTTGAAGTTATTTTACCTATAGCTGTACTTCCTATAGCTACTTTTGCTTTGCTTCCTAATTTTACTCCCATTTGGATATACCTCCGTATATATTTTATATTATATGTCCATTAAATGGACGCTGTGTCATATTCATAAAACACTATTATCTGTACTTCACACATAGGGGCGGGATCATGTGAACCTGCCTCATATGGTTTAATTCTACCTAATTGCGTAAGAGAAGAATAAGTCCAATCTGTGCTGAATGAAAATTTTTCAATGGACCTAATCATATTGTGAAGATCTGCGTAATCATTGTTATTGTTATTTACGTATCCATAAATAAATATTTCCAATGTTCTCACACCATCTCCACCAAAATCACCGTCAGCCGGTTTGTCTTCTCCTGAAGTAAAGGCAACTCCTGGTTTATTAACCATATCTTCCCATAAATTTAATCCTCTTTTAACTTCTTCTACTGTTATGTAATAACCGTTTGCAATTTTTATCTTTGCCAAGTCTGTTTTCAATTGCTTTAATATAGTATTGCGTGTACTCATTATCTATTTAACTCCCTTAGTATATTTTCTTGTACTATTTCTTTTATCTTCTCTGTATTTTCTTTTATACTTGGTTCCAGATAAGGTCTTGCTGGCATTTTTACTTTGCTTACTGTTACCCAGTGACCATTTATTGGAAATCTAAGATATTTTTTTGCCCGTGGTTTAATAATTCCTCCCAACTCATGAATACGGGCATATATTAAATTGCTACCTACCCATCCAACTGTTCCACTTGGACCGTTTTTTACTCCTGATTGAATAGACCCTCTTAGTTGACCTGTTCTAACTTGTAATTCTCCTAACCTACCCATTCTTTTTTTTGCAGTTGCTTCAACCAAGAACATTGATTCTTTAACACCTTTAAATACCCCTTCCTTAAACTGCTTAGGCATTTTTTTAATTTGGTCTATACCTTTTTTGTCAATATCTATTTTGATATCAAGTACCATAATATTTTTTTATGCAATATCCTTTCTACTATATTTTGTTAACACTTCTTTAGTCTGCGGCAATAAATCCAAACTTGTATATTGTGTAGATCCATCAGCCAATGTCTTTGCTGTTACGTCAAAGTCTTTCGTGTGTTTAAATTTTCTTAACACTTCTTCTATACATACTTGTTCAAGGTCATAAGGGATAGTTTCATAGCCAGCAGTATAAACAAGTTTAATGTTAGGTGTTTCATGTTCATTAGATGAGAATACAAGTCCCCCTATCAATATAATAGTATTATCATCTATGGTTGTATAACTACTACTATCCACCAATGTTCCAGATCCATATTCACAGGCAATATCATCATAGATTCCTGATATAGTTGTAATGGGGTATTGCTTAGGGAATATTTCTTTATACCCATCAGTAGTATGATATTCAATATGCACCCTTGATTTGAATTTTCTATTACAGATTGTTTCAAATAAAGTGGACACACTATCAATAAGACCTTCCAGAATACTATCAGTGCCACTAACTGTCAGACCATAATAACTTTTTACTTCTTCTAATGTTGTTAAGCTGTATGTTCCTACGGACATAGTAACTACTCCTTATTTTGTTATTACTAAACTTTTATATGTGAATAATTTATTACTACATTTAGGGCATTTAGTTGGCATTTCCTTTGCAGTATATCTACAGGAAACACATACCCATACTTTTTTATTTGTATCTAACATCTTTCTCTCCAAGTTTTTTAGTGGGGGATCTAATGACCCCCCACAATTTAATCTAATTAAGCATCATTTCTCTTCAAAGTAGTCCATGCGGTAGCAGCTGTTAGGTTAGCATCTGCTCTCAAATGACCAATAATCTGAACATATCCTTCCTTCATACCAGCATATTGATTAACCTGGAATGTAACACCATCACGCAATGTGATTACATAATGCTTTGGAGAACCAAAAGCCAATCTGATTTTACCATTGGCTGGGGTATTACTAATAGCTGGGGTAACATTAAAACGGCAACCCATTAACATATTAGATGGACGTCCATTGATAGGAACTTGCTGAAAGATTGGACGCTTGTTATCATCTAACAATCCCATAACATCCTTCATCATTCCTTGTGGTCCAAACCATTCTGCATCTACAATTCCTCTTGACCATTCAATAGTATTATACATGGTATTAAGATTGGCAAAAGTCCCAGCGGCAGCTATACCAGCTGCACCAGAAGCAGTTGTATCAGTAGTACAATCCGCTCCTACAGTAGTAGTAAATACAGCTCCAGTATCATTAAACATTTTATCATCAACATCCTGTCCAATACCTTCCGCAATCATTGGTTCAATAAACATACCAACAATATCAATATTACTATCAGCTAGTGCATCAGCATATAGTGTTTCATAAGAACCAATTCTCTTGTCAATTGTCCATGTAGTCTGACCCAAATCGGTAGCAGCTGCCGCATTGGCAGTGCCATAAGACTGAGTATCAATTGTGGCGCGGGTAGTCTTGTTGGGTAGTTTAAAAGTAGGCGCATCCAACTGCCAAACAGTACATCTGGACAAACCCATACTTGTAAGCTCACCAAGGCCCAAAAGACCAACACCATATTCAACAGGAACAGCATAAGACGCAGTAGTAGTCAAAGCTTTTGCAACTGACATAAAAGTATCTAACATGCCTTTAGCGGCTTCATCACCAAGTTCTTTTGGAACATCCATGATAAAGTTTCTTGAGGGTTGTAATGCATTATGTCCCTTATAGATATAATTATTAGTACCAGTATTCTGAGCAAGTGTGATTCTTTTATCCTGCATACTGTCCATATATTCTTTCAATTCTTTATTGCTTTCTAAAATCTTCGCATTTTCTTCTTTCTGAGCATCAGCAGCTTCCATGATTTTATCCTCAACACCTTTAATTTGGTCTTGGATAACTTCTTTCACTAAGCCTCTCAACTCTTCTTTTTTATTTTCCATTTTATAGTATTCTACATTTTAATTTCCTTTCATTTAAAAGGTTAATAATAATGTATACTCTCCTATTATATTATATTGTCTATACTCAACTCGTCATCTTCAGTATGATCTTCAATGTGCTGACTTTCGTCGCTTGAAGTCCCAAAGTATTCTTTGAATATATAAGACAAGTAGTCATCTTCTTCATTTTCTATTTCCATCTTTTGTTCTAATACTTTCAATTCTAGTTCAGCATTTTTTGCTTTTAGTTCTGCTATTTCATCATTTGTTTTATTGATTTCAGGTTCTTCTTCTATTACACATTTCTTTTCTATTTCTTCTAACTCCAAACCATCTATTTCACCTGCATCCCATGCTTTATTTGCTGCATCTTTGAATGATTTGGCTGAAACCATTGCAGCTGAATTTGCACCTACATTTACTGCACTAATTTCAAGTAATGTAGATTTGGCAATAGTTCTTACTTGCTTTCCTTTCTTTTCATCATGTTCAATAGAGTCATAATCCGGCATAAATGATATAGATACATTATTTATATACCCGCCTTTGATTAGTTTATAGATAGTATATCCAAATGGATATTCTTCTTCTGACGTCATTTGAGCCTTGCCTAATAACTGCTTGCCATCCTTTTTCAAAGATATGACTTTACCTACAGGTGGATCGCCTTGTTTATGAGACCATAGAAAGGATTTATTCTTTTTCATTTTACTGATATCTAACCCATCTACTTTCACTATATCATTGTCATAATCCACTATTTCTTTTGTGGCTATAAATTCTATTATTCTATTATCACTATCCACTGATTTAACTTCTGTAATTTCTGCGTATTTCTTATTATCCATGTTGTTAAACTCCTTATTATTGTTTCTTTGTTTAGGCATTATTACCCCCCACTACAGGGATGAGACAGCAGGTACAATTTACGTTTTCACCTGCACCACCTATTCCATCACCAGGAAATCTTTGACCATTTTGAAATGTCTGACCAAATGGAATTGACCCTTGTGCATGATTTTTTCTATGGCTTTCTCTTGCCTTAGGGCTACTCCATTCTTTCTTTTCTACACCGTGTTCTTTATATGTTTCATTTGCAGTCCTATTAAGCACCATATTACTTTCTGTTCTTGCTATTCTTCTTGCTCTTGAAGCGTTAAACTTGTAGACACTGTTTATTCTCTCCCCCAACTGGTCTATAGTTTCACCTGCATTTATTCCTGTTTGAATTTCTCTTTTTATCAATCTATATGTATAATTATTTATTCTACTAATCTTATTTGCCATCTGATTTACTATTTGAGGATTTGCTGCTGGGGGTAAATCAACATTTAATGTCTCTATAGCCAATTTACTTGCCTTTTCTGATCCTTCCTCATATAGGGGTTTCATCATACCTACTAACATATCTTTTTCTTCTTGTAGTATGTTTACAATATCTGTAAGTATTGCAACTTCATCTATTGTAGATTTTCTGTATAATATATTTAATACCCTTCCCAATTGCTTAGAAAAGTAGTTTCCTAGCTTTCCTGCAAGTTTTTTATCAACTGTTCTTCTTATTTTGTTGTATGAACGGATATAAGAATGTTTTGATTTTGTAATTTTTGTATCTGATTCAAGTATTTCTACTATTTTTTCCAATTTATCATCAGTTTTGATGCCTTTTTTCTCATCTTCCTCTACTGTAAGTAGAAAATCATCTACTGGCACTAAACTACTTGATACAAATCTCATGTTCCCAGCTGGTTCATTGATTTCTTCCATGCCTAAATCATATCTTTCATTTATTTCATTGGTAGTATATCCAAACTCCCGCATGATTTTTGCCCTATTCAATAAATCTGTTTCTGAATCCTTTAATTCTGCAACACCTGAGAAATCAAATTTACAATGATACTCTTTAAATCCAGGTCTACGGAACAATGTATGATTAAATGCTTCCTGTATTCTTATTGCATTTGGTTTACATGTGTGTTGCCATAATTGTCTCATTGCATTGTCTGCAACAGCTCTATCTACACTATCAGTAACTCCAAATAACGCTTTATGTATTCCTAATGCAGAAAGTATTTTATCTCTTACATCTTTTCTACCTTCCAAGAACTGCATTTCCTTCATTGTTTGCATTATTTCTTGATATTTAATGCCTCTTGGTAGTCCTAATGTTTTCCATGCGTTTTTTGTTCCCTGATGCTTCTGGTTAAATTGTTTAACCGTTCTATTCATATCTTCATCTGAAGCCACACCAGTGTCATCATAAAGAACACCACCCAACTGTGCAAACTGATCAAAGAACTTTGTTATATACTCAGCTGCATTAGAATCAGCAAGTAATTCATCTTTTACTACATCTACTATGCTCAAACCTCTTAACTTGTCAGGATTAAAAAACCTTGCATATATCAACTCATCTGGTTTTATGATATTTTTATTGTATTCCCATTGTAATATACGCTCTTTATTTTTATCTGCTTTCTCCTTCATCTTCTTTGGATTTATTACTTCCAATGTTAAAGTGGGGTTAAGTGTATTTAATGCAGTCATAAACTCACCCCTATAAAAATAATATACACAACATTGATACAATAGTTCATATAAAGACATGGCAGGATTGGGGTGTTGTAAATCAAATCCAGCTATTAAAGTGCCTGGTTCTTTAAGCTTATCACCTTTATATATTTGTAATGGTAGAGAAGCTATATTATGGGCTAATAGATTAATACCTCTATGAATTACATAATTATTATTGTATGGGTTTGCATTACTTTTTTTTGTTATTATTTCTATATATTTTCCATCCACTACTCCTGCCAGTGTTTGTGATTTCTCTATTTGACCTGTCAAGTCTTTTATCACTTCATTCTGATTACTCATTTCTTCTTTCAATTTATCAATTCCAAAGAATTTATCTATCTTATTTGTTATCCAATCAGACATATTTTTATTCTCCATCCATAACTGTGTATGTAGGTCTTTTAACAAAGGACAAAACTAATGCATCCGCTGTATCAGTAGACCGTCCTATTCTTTTTTTTATTTGTTCTTTACTCTCTATTTTTATTTTCCCTGATGGGTTTGTTTGGTGTTTAGTTGCTGCCAAATCCATAATCAAATCTTCATCATCTGGTATTTGTGGTTTCTCTAACATGAACCAATCTCTACACATATGCCACAATTCAGCTTTCTTATTTGCAAATCTTGCTTTTTCTAATGGGGACACACCAACATTGATTCCATATACAGGTAAACCCCATCCACGTAGTATATCTACAGTTCCTCTACCTATTCCTATTTCATCTATATTCATTGTTTGAGGTTTAATTTTATCTTTCTCATACAGATTTTTTATTAACCCGGATAACCTTACTGAATCTCTTGCTTTCTTATATTTGACTATATCTATTATTTTTCTACCTTGTCTCTTAACTACTACAGAGGCATCATGATCCAGACCTACATCTATTCCCCAAATTATATCTGCATCTTTATATTCATCCTTATTCAATGTTCTATTCTTTGCATCATCTAAGGCATACAATGGTATAAGTTGATCATCATCAGCTGTTGGAAAATCTCCTAAAACTCTGATACGGAAAAAATTACTATCCCTTCCGTAGGATTTTTCCCAACTCTCAATTAATTCTTTAGACATTAAGGGGGAGTCTTCCGAGGAAAACTTGAGAAGCTTGTTAAAAATGGAATGCTTGCCGTTGAAGATGTCGTAGAAAAATCCGTTCGCTCGTAGTGGATTACCTAACATTAAAAAATAAGCATTCTGACTACCAAGAGAAGGGGAAATACTTTCTATAACTTCTGTTGGTATTCCAGATCCTTCATCTGCTATAATTAATATATTACTACTATGAGCACCTGCCAGGACTTCTGGATTTTCTTTGGTCCCTGTTTTGATATAGGCACGCCATGTTCGTTCGTAGTCCCTGTGATATAAGGCTTCACTAGTTAATTCAAAATTGTCTTTAAAATATGGTAATAAATTTCTATGCCATTTCTGGGTTTCCGACCAAATACCGTTAAATAACTGGGCATATGAAGGGCTGGTGCATGGAACTCTTACATCTCGAAAACAGCACATGAACCATAATATCAGCCATGATGCTACGCTTGTCTTACCTATTCTGTTCCCAGACCTACAGGCTACAAATCTATGTTCTATAAGATTTTGTATTATCTGTTTCTGTTGATGTGTTGGTTCTACTCCTATTATTTCACGTATAAATGATAATGGATCCTGTCTATATCTGATTATATGATCTACTATACTATTAGACATATATAATATATTCGTAATTCATAGTTCCTCCTATTTAATTTGATACATTTCCTTCTACACGTTTAACCCATTCTGCTACTGGATTTTCATCAACTTCTTTCTTTTCTATTTCTTCTTGTCTTTGTTCTATCTTATCCAATGCTTGTTCCAGTGTTTCTTTTTTATCCAATTCTCTCTCTAGCATTACTTGAGCAGGCTTTCCCGCACCATACGCAATTAATGTTTTAAGACAATCTATTCTTTGTCCAGGGGTCAGTTTTTGTGCTCTCTGTTTTCCTTTGTTCCAGCCCAGTAATCCTTTCTTGGCTGCCCTATCTAATAGTTCTACATAGTCCTGCAAGTCATTGGACATTTCTTTTACTCTTACTCTTATACTTTTCTTACCCCCGCCCTTGGGTCTTCCCATTCCCTTTGGACTTGGTCCGCAGTAATGTCCTTTAGGATCACGTAGTCTGCCTTTCTTATCTAACTTGTATCCTTTTTTCTTAAGTTCATCTGTTAGTATATTATCTTTAATTGACATTTTCCCCTCTATGTCCCACCGGTGGGACAGTTTTAGACACGCATCTCCAATTGCTTAAAGCTTAGATATAAGTGTCTCTTAAATTGTTTGTGTAATTCACTAATTCAGATATTTCTTAGGTAGGTAATTATGTTCGCTCTCCTACTAAGCAGAAATAGTAGAAAAGCTTGTAGGGCCTGACCACTAAAAGTCAGTAGACTGAGTATTGAGAAATAAATTTTATTTGGTTTTACTTTCTCATGTAGAGAAAGCGTTCGTCTCCGAAGAAAAAGGAGGACTCAAACTACGGAGACTTTTTTAAAACATGCATGAAATTAAAAACAGTTAAGAAGTATTAAAATTAAAACATTAAAAGAGAATTATACTTATGCCAGCTGGCATAGCGGGCACATAAATATTATAGAATATTATTTTAATTTTGCTAGATCGGTTTATTATTGTCCTAACTTATCCAATTTACTTTTCAGTTCTTCTGCTTTTCTATTTGTATAATCTATTACTTTGTCTTTGCCCTTATCCAAGGCTTTATTTCTTGTATTTATTAATCTATTTATAGTAAATTTAACTATAGGTATTAAAAGTTCTGTTGCTATTATTCTCCACCACATTTATTTTTTCCTCCTTATGCGTCTATTCCCATAAAAACCTCTATTTCTTCATGTCTAGGTTTTTGATTCATAAAACTATCTATTATAGCCAAAGCAGCAGGAATTTTGTCATCTAAGATATTAAATTTTCCGTTTAATACTGCTTTTCGTAATTCTTGTAATTTATATTGATTTATTAGATTAATAATATTTATTAGTCTACTATTACTCTTATCAGTAAATTCCCCATCCATGGCTGTTGTAGCTAGTCCTAATAATTTGTCATTTTTTGTTACTACATCCACCATACACTTTTCTTTCCTCCTAAAATTTATTACAAAGCAGCCATCACTACTCCTACTGCAATAAGACATACAGTTAGAATAGATAAGGCTACAGAAAAAACTCGTGCTGAAACAAATTTCTTATTACAAATTTCCACCCTGTTATTAAACCCATCCAAGAGCTTATCTACTTTTTTATCAATCTTTTTAACTCCCCATTCAATGTTATTTAATTTTTCATCGTGTCTATAAAGCATTTCTGTGTGCTTATCCAATATCTTCATCTCCTATTATGTTTGAAACTTTTTCCATCCACTCTGCTACTGGATTTTCGTCCTCGCGGGGTTGATCTTCTTTATCCAGTTCTTCCTTTCTCTTTTCTATCTGTTCAAGTGCCTCTTCTAATGTTTCTTTCTTACCCATTTCTTTTTCTAACATTACTTGAGCTGGTTTTCCTGCTCCATAGGCTAATAGTAATTCAGCGCATTTCAATCTGTCCTTTGTAGTTACTTTAGGGGCGGAGTTTCCATTCTTACTCTTACCCAATCTACCTTTCATTACTACTTTGTGTAGTAACTGGATATAATCGTCCAAATCATTGGACATTTCTCTTACTTTTGTTCTTATACTCTTAGAACCTTTAGGTCGGCCAGCAGGATTAGGGGATTTCTTGCCCCTAAATTGACCTTTCTTGTCTCGCCAATTACCCTTTTTATCTTTCCACCAACCCTGCGCTTTCAATTTCTCCTCTTCTGTTTTTGTTTCCTTTATTGTCATTTGTTCTCCTGTTTAGTTATAATAATATAGATATAATACATATTAGTAATACACATAGTATTAGACCCACAGTCTGCGTGTCTCTTAAATTGTATAGGTAATTCTTTTAGGTAATTCTTTTAGGTTAAATATTGGTAGGTAAGGGGAATTATATCCCTCTATTGTTATTATAGAATAAAATTGTCGATCCGCTAGATCGATGGATGAAAAAGTTGTTGATCGAAAATTATGTCCCTCTATCTATTAGTAGTTAGATTATTCCTAACTTCTTACATCTACTATTTAACACTTCTACGAAAGTGCCGCCTGTATATCCTTCAGATAGAACTTGTTCCCTTATCTCTGCTCGAGTAGGTTTAATATTCCCTTCTGCATCAGAAACAGATTCTACATTTGGAATTGGACCGGATACAGGGATAGGTTGAATTTCTACCGGCGGGGGTAAATCTTTTTTCTTTTGTTCAGTTACAATTGTCTTCTCCTCCTGGACAACTTCTGGCGGGGGTAAGGATTCTTTCTGATTCTGCGTGTCCTGTGGTGTAGTAGTAATATTATATTTAATAAGATTACATATAAATTTGTTCATACTAATCTTGTTTTTAATACAATGTAGTTTCATTTCTGTATGTAACTGATCGTCTATATCTAATAAGTACTTCATAGTATTCTTTGTTTCTGCATGTTTTTCTTTGTGGCACTCTTTACATAATGTAATTCCATTATTTATATCTAAAGATCTGGATTTATCTTTACTTACAGGTATAATATGATGTGCGTGTAAATTCTCCTGGGATCCACATTTCTGGCAGGTATAATCATCCCTCTCAAGTACAGATATAGACCAATACTTTTTCCTCTCCCCTTCTACATGAAGCAGGTTCTCTATCTGATTCAATATAGTATTAGTAATATTTGTACTATGTATTTCACAGTAATCCTGTAAAGCGTCTTTTGTTTCAGTGTCTATTCTCAGTTTGATTGTGTCCCTACTTGTGGGCACACTTACGTCTTTATTCATAATAATTTAGTCCTCCAATTAATATTTGTGGGCACACTTGTGGGCACAAATACTACATGTATGCAGTTCTGTGGGCACAACTGTGTCCCTACATATATTATAGAATAAAATGGCCATTCTGCTAGATCGAAAACACATGTCTGTCACGATTTGGCATAGTAAATATAATATATGTAATAATACTATATAGTTATACTACTATTACTTGGATATTGTATCTATGGGCACTTGGTTTAGGTTAATATTACTATATGTATATTACTATTAGTGATATGTGCGTAAATACGTCCAAATACACACAAAATAGTGTCACCAGTGCAAAGTTTTTATATGTAGATGGAAATAGACACATTCATATGATATTGGCCTGAAATAGTATAAAATACATATAGTAAAAGAAAGTATAGTAATAATAGTAAATACATGTAGTTAGATGGTGTAAGATAGAGCGAGTGGGCGTAGTATAGACAGTAAATACCAGTATATGTGGGTATGTATGGGGTGGGCGTAGTAATTACAAGTAGTTAGGTGGGCTAGTAGGGCGGGAGTATAGTAGGTGGGTTTATTACGGATATTATTACGGATATATACTGAACATCAATGTGTATAATTGGGCGGGCATTGTTCAGTTTATGGACAGAATTATAGTGGGGGAGTAGTGGGGTTTAGTCAGAATAGTTGTATTATTTAGATCTTATATTGTTTGGTATAGATGATGCATTTAGATCAATCCGTTAATTATTCACCCCCGCGCGGGAAAATCTTTTATAGGAGGTTTTAGGAATGGAGAGTAAAGATTTGAAGGCAGAAATAGAAGTAAAAGAAAAAAAGAAGGGTATGAAAGAATTAAAAAGTCCTATAATCTAAAACCGAATGGTGCGGACTTATTGTTTCTTTGTAGGGCTTGTTATGGTGGAGTTGTAAGGTTTAGAAAAATAGATGGTTATATGTCTACTCCATGCGGTGTGCATAATCCGATTCCTCCAGACAACTTTTCAAAAAGAGTTGACATATGGCATAATCGCACCAAAGGGGTTGAGTTTGTGGAGTTAACTTATGAAGAATCAATGGAAATGGCAAAAGCAGGAGATCTAATTTATTGCGACCCTCCATATCGACATAGTCAGGGTATATTATACAGAGGTCAAGAGTTCAGCTTTAAGCATTTGCTAGAAATCATAGATAAATGCAAAAGACGCGGTGTATATGTAGTATTAAGTATAGATGGCACAAAAAAATCCGGTAGTGTAGTCTGCGATCTACCTATTCCAAAAGATTTATTTGAAAGAGAAATTTATGTCAACTGCGGGCGTTCAATGTTAAAAAGATTTCAAATGGGGGGTAAAAGCCTAGAGAATGAAGTAGTGGCAGATAGGTTGTTTTTAACTTATTAAAAAAATTTCTATTTATCCGGATACGCAGAATCATCATTAGAAGGACATGAAATATAATGAGAAACAATTACACTGTGGAAAACACTTGATAGATAGTCTTCAAGCTGAAATCACAGATATAGAGAATGTTATTGAAGCTGTTAATTGGAATGAGAGCTTTTCAATTTCATTGAATGATAAGAATTTTACTCATCAACGTGCATACAATAAGGCATTTGAAATTGAATTCCTGAAATATGGATGGAAAACTCAGCCGAAAATAAAGGATTCACCAAGACTACTTGGTGATTTCATCAAAGGTTTGGTTTTTGTTGAGGTTCAATTCGGAAATAGTTCTACCCTTTATCGAGATTTCTATAAGTTTCAATATGGATTGCAAAATGGACTATTTTCTCTTGCTGTGTTAATTGTCCCATATAACGAATATGACTTTTTTCCAACAAGGCACAAAAGTGTCCACAACATGGCAAACTTTAATTTGGCGGAAAGATATTTTACTGTTTTACCAATAAGTGTTCCTACCTGGATAATTGGACTATTACCTAAAAATGAGTAATCTCTAATAAGGCTCTTAATAATCCCTATTGTTCAACTCATATCCCCTTCTAATTCTGCCATTATCTTTTATTTTTTATAGGAGACACAAATCCCCAGTATATTTTACCTTTAATTAAGAAAGCTAATAGATCCCACTTTTTTCAATTATTGTGTTATAATAATATAGTTTTTAAAGATGCTTTTCAGCTCTCTACATAAAAGTCCCATATAACAATTTATAAATGTAAAGGCCATGACAAGATATACTGATACAGCAGTTACCTCAAAGATAGGAACAAATTATGTGATATCTGTTGTTGACGCTTCAAAATGCATTTTTCATAGTATTCCTCAAGAAAATGACCTCGGAATAGACGGCTTAATAGAATTTATAAAAGATGGTA